TAGGGACATACTGAGAGTTGTTGATAATTTAAGGTTTATTTAATAATGCGTCAACTTTCTGCTGTAATTCTGCTATCTGTTTCACTGCTTTCTGAAGTTCATTTAATAACATAACTGGCAAGTCGTGATATTTTATACTTAATGGTTGCCCCGTTTCGTCGTTGACCACAAGAGATGGAATAACTTGTTTAACTTCTTCTGCGATCAAGCCAACACTTTTTTGTTCTGGTGTATTTTGTTTGTAATTAAATAATACGGGTCGCAATTTTAATATATCTGCACTGTGATGCACCATATCAATGATATTCTCTTTAAAACGAAGTGACGAAGACACGGTTCCTAACTGTCCTGCTGAATCGATAAGAACTGCTATGGCATCAGCATTTCCTGTAGTAACACCGCGAATACCTTGGCAAAATGCTTTTGTTAATGGTGTACCAACTCCCGTATTTCCAATTCGTAAGGTGGTATTATCACCCACGGTACCAATGCTTTCACCAATCAGAATATTATTACTTTCAGAACTAGTAAAAGAACTACCGGCGTTCATACCAATTATGGTATTAAATGTACCAGTCAATAAACCAGACGGTCCACCTGCAGCATAGCCAGCATTCGTACCTATGCAGGTATTATTGGTAGCAGTTGTAGCCAATCCTAAAGACAAATCACCTATAAGAGTATTACCTGTTCCTGTTCCTAAGTTATAGGCAGCAGAACCAATAATGCAATTATTACTAGAAGTAGTAGCATTCACCATAATATTGTTACCAATAGCAATATTAGCACTTCCAGTAGTTAAAGAAGATAATGAGCCAGCTCCAAAGGTTAAATTATTAACACCAGTGAGAGTAAAATTACCCGCATCAAGCCCTATAAATTGATTACTTACTGCATCTGTATGAATAAATCTACGAGTTGCATAGGTAATAACGCCTTCTCCACTTGAAGTAGATGCCGGCATATTGATATTACCTGCAGCATTAGTTCCCGTCGCCGATAAAGTTATATTGCCACTTGTGACAGTAATAGCATCATTACCAGTAGTAATAACAGATAAATCACCTAAGGTGATCGCGTTTTTTAAATCAATATGAATAGTATTACCAGAACCAGAAGTATTAATATCTCTTCCAGAAGTTCCTCCAAATACATTAAGAACACCCGCTACAGGAGTTGCCGTTCCTGCATCTGTTGGAAAACTATTCGCTGCTTCGCCACCAATAACAGAGATAGTAAGGGTATGTGTTCCAGGATTGCCCGCAACTAAGACAGTAGTTCCATCCCCGACGACATTTATATTGCCTGCTAGTGGTGTTACCAAGCCACCTGTATTACCAGTAAGATTGGTTACCACGCCAGAACCCCCAGTTAACATAACCCATGTAGCAATATTACCTGCAAGACTCACCAAGACCCATAAAGTTTCATTTGTTTGATTAAGCCAGAAAGAACCGATAATAAAATTCTGCCAATCCGTTGGCGTTGGATCACGACGAACCATAACCATATTAGGTGGTGTAAATCCAGTAGGTAACGCCGCAAGGCCATTAATTAAAGTGAAGTTATTATTCATATTATCCTAACAAACTAAATAGCCAGCAAAAGTACAGGACGGATTTGTCGCAATACCACCATTAATTCCCACGGTTTTTGTGGAACCAACTACCGTAAGAATAACCGTTGCCGTATCAGTAGCAGTCATTTTTACCATAGCATTGGCATTAGCAACATAAGCATTCCCGCCCCCTTTTACAACACCAGGATTTATATAATTCAATATAGTGGCGGATGCAGAAGTTCCTGCAACTGCCAGTTGAAGTTGTCCCGTTGTATGCGCTACCAATATCGGTAGATATTCAACCGCTACCGTAAAGAAATACATGCCAGTAACCGGCGCGGTAAATGTTGAAGTACCAGTATTGTAATTGGAGCCTTGGTTTGATACCGCAGTATCAAATACAACCGTATAGTTGGTTCCATCACCTGTTACATTGGTGGCACCCCCGGAGTTATAAGCATAAAAAGCTGGTTGACTAGTATTGGTATAAATCCCACCACTGCTTAATTGTGGCCCGGCATAATTGACTAATCTAGTTCCATTGTAGGTAGTAATACCATTGGTTTGAGTAAAGCTCGTAGCATTAGTTCCACCATTTGCAATTGCTAATGTACCGCCCAACGTCTCAGTTGTGCCGGCACCCGCAAAAGTTAATCCCGTAGTACCCCCAGTGAAAGTAAAACTATTGCCCGTAAGACCCCCACCACTATCACCCGTTATGGTAATAGAAGATGCTGCTGGAGCAGCAAATACTGGATCAGCCCCTGTAACACCGGTGAGAACCTGTCCTGTAGTTCCAACAGCTAATTGGGTTATTGCAGTGGTCCCGGCACCTACTAATACGCCATGATTAGTTAACGTTGCTCGGCCAGTACCACCATTAGATACCACTAAAGTTCCCGATAATGTTTCGGTAGTTCCAGTGCCATTAAAAGTAATGCCGGTAGTTCCACCAGTAAAGGTGAAAGAATTCCCCGTTAATGCCCCGCCAGTGTCACCGGTTATTGAGATAGAGCTTGCCGCTGTATTTTGATACGTAGGGGCAACACCAGTACCATTAGAGGTTAATACCTGACCACTAGTACCCGTTGTTGTTGTTACTAGTCTAGTTCCATCAAAATAAATCGTTCCATCAGTAGTTGTCATGGATGTGGCATTCGTACCACCATTTGCAATTGAAACCGGTGTGGAAAGAGTCACTGTTACGGTAGACCCTGCACCACTGGTTGTTATACCAGTTCCACCATGTATAGTTAATGAGCCCCCAGAAGGTGTAGCACTTCCAGAATCGGTAGGGAATATTTGTGCCACTGCGCCACCAGCAGTAATGGAAACGGTATTGCCACTTGCAGATGTTGAAATACCACCAGTTCCAGTTATACCTAATGTTTTCGCGGCCGGCGTAGCTATGCCAGTATTGCCGGTATAAGCAATGGCCAATGTCCCATCATTGGATACGGTGACAACGTTTGCGGCACCACTCGTGACAAAACCACTACCCCCACCATTGATATGTAAAACACCGACAGATGGTATAGCAGTTCCAGAGTTTGTAGGAAATGATTCTGCAACCGTTCCTGCAGCAGTGATAGTTATAGTATTGCCAGAACCAGTAGTAGTAATGCCGGTACCACCAGCAAATGTTATTATGCCACCTGAAGGAACCGCAGAGCCAACATCAGCATCATAAGTAGTAGCAACATCACCACCAACAGTTATTTCTAACGTATGGGTAGCTGGATTGCCCGTTACAATAGTTGTTGTACCATCGCCGATGACATCAATATTTCCAGAACCATCAGGACCAACAGGGCCACCCACATTTCCCGAAAGGAATTGAACCGTACCACCAGAAGAAGTAATTAACACCCAATCAGCAACATTATCAGTTATATTCGTAATCATGTAGATAAGATTGGTAAAGGTATTTATCCATACCGTACCAATAGTAGCTTTATCTGCCGTTGTTGGGTTTCTTGTTGATATTATAGGTGGGGGAAAGACATTAATCAGCGGCTGACTTAGACCATATGCCGTATTAGTTGGATTAAATACTGCCATAAGGACTCCTTAAGCAGCAAGTGCGTTATAATAACCAACAAGATATATATTGCCAGTGCCAGCGGTTCCCTTAACATATACTTTAGTTCCAATAGCCAAATTAGATTGGTAACTCAATGGATTGGAATTGGTCTGGAATTCCAGAGTTCGTGTTGTCATAGTGGGAATATAGTCATTGTCAGTCGTGCCGTCATAACTAACGGTAACATCAGTAGAACTATTATTAACTATATATACTATGGAACAATTGTGGGGTAATCCCGTTGCATTAATTGCTGCGTAAGTGCTACTAACGGTTGACGAAGCAATATTCGTCATTGCTATTGCACTCACTGAATTTCTATATGCCATATTACTACTCTCCAAGTTTTAACTTTGTACGACCTCTGGGTCTATAACTTCTTTTTGTTTTTCAACGGCAGCCGATTCCGCTGCACGTCTTTTTGCTGATTCCACCGATTCGTTAGCTATTCTTTTAATTTCTTCTGACATTTTGAATAAAGCATCATAACAATCTTGGTATGGTGCTTGCATTGGCATATTAAAGTAATAGACCTTATCATTGTGTACCACTTCCATTGATAAACGACCTTCTAACTTAATCATAAATATCTCCTAAAATAATGGGGCCTTTTTTATTGACCCCATTATATATCAATTCAAATTAAGCTGCGCACGTTATATTTGTCCATGTTGTACCAGCATTTGTGTTAATGTAGGCACGACTAGTTGCACCGGCTGGATCACTTCGTAAAAATAATGAACCAGTTGGAGCAGTAACAGCGCCATTTGGATCGCCTGCACCAGAAAGAACCAATAAACCACCAGGAAGTGTAACACCACGACCAGCAGTACTTATAAGAATACCATTTGCTGCAGTAACACTTGTACCAGTTGGTGTAGCAAGAGAAACCGTAGAACCAGCAGTCGTTGATCCGATAGTAACTGTATTAGCGCCAGCACCAGTAGCTAAGTTAACTGTCTTACCACCAGTTCCCGTAGCCAGATTAAGTGCTGATGAACCAGCAGTAGCATTACCACCAAGAATAGTAACCGTAGAATTTGCACCAGAAGCACCAGAACCAATTGATATGGTTTGAGCACCAGTATTAACAGCATTACCTATGGCTATAGCCTGACCTGCAGTACTTTGACCAACGGTAATAGTACCAGTCATTGCTGCAGTTCCAAGAGTAATTGTTCCCGTTGCTGAGGTAGTAGCAGAAATACCCGATGTACCACCTTGTATGGTAGTTGCTGAAGCACCAGTTGTTGAACCAAGAGTAACAGCATGATCAGCAGCATCAGCAGCTATACTTGCTGCGTTAGTACCAGCTATAAGAGTAAATGCACCAGTGAGATCGATCGGCCCTGGAGTTACCGTAAGAGAAGTAAATACACCCGCACCACTTCCACCACCTGCCTGTATAGACAACCAATTGGCTGAATTATTGATAATAGAAGTCAATAACCAAGCAGCATTCACCGCCGTTCCAGATGAATCTTTTGGCTCTACCCAGATTGTACCAATCTGATAACCAGTGTCAGCTGTTGTCGGAGCTCTACGCGCTATAATAGGTGCCGGAAAAACTGATTGCAATGGATTCTGAAGTCCATAAGCATCAACAATAAATGGACGATTTGCCATACTCTCTCCTAATAGTTGAAATCATTACTTACCCAAAGGCTAATAAATACCATAACTTATTGCAATAGATGCTTGACACGTGTGTATAATTCGTGTACATTTACTAATATATAAGTTAAAAATACACATAATCCTTAGGAACAAATATGAATGAGAAGAAAATAATTGTTAATTACTTAACAATGAAAGCAATCGATAAGCTCGATGAACTTCAAATATGGCAAGATTCTCTTGCTGAAAAGGCGAAAAATCTTCCTAATCCAATGCAAGAAGGGCAATATGCTTTACACAGATGCATGGAATTATTAGCTGCTGAGATTAGGGAAGTTATGAGCATAATTTATGAAGTTGATGAATTACTTGAAGATAAAGATATAAAGGAAAAATAAATGTTAATAAATTACTTTAATTCTCGGAATTTCATAAAAAATAAGCGTCAAATAAAATTATTATTTACTATTTTAATTCCCTTATAAAGGCAAAGGATGAATCTTCAAGATTATAAATTTATAATGATGCTTATAACATTTTTTATTCATTTTTATGGTCTCATTAAAACTGGAAAACAACTATTTTTAATAATGGCCATTCTTCAATATTCAATGATTTGGCTTTGTATATTTCTCGCATGGAAATGAGAAGAAAAAATATTTAAAAGGAAAAAATGGATAATAATACACTTGAATTATTGAAGATGATAACGGGATTTTTCTTCTTAATGATTGGACTTATATGGATCGCAATAGTCTTTTTGGGAGGAAATCGTGAACGTCAATAAAAAAAGACTTTCTATGAACTTACCCATGGAATTACACGATAAAGTGGCAGAAAAGGCAAGAGAATTGAATTGTACAATAACGATATGGATTATGCGGGCTATATTAGAAAGAATACAGAAAGAACAGGAATATGAATAAAGAAATGAAGTGGATAAAATCAACTGAAGCTATGCCTCCTAAAGAAAGTGCACTTTGTCTTTTTAAAGGCTACGCATTTTTTGATAATTTAAAAGATAAATCTGAATGTGTTATAGAGGCAGATTTTTATTTAATTGATTCATTTGATTGGGATAATTATAAAACTACTACTTTTGATATAAAACACGCTAATTTTATAAAATTGGAATGCTCTTCGGATAAATGTGAAATACATGGATCATTAAAATGGAGTGATTTGTTAAAGTTGATACCTTCAAATCAATTTAAAACAAATCTATCTTTTATAGATAAATGGATGTTAATAGAATAATTTTTTAAATATTATTGCCAAGGATAAATCATGAAACAACCAAATGAATTTACGTTAATAGAATTCTTAGAAACATTTAGTCTCTTTGTTTTTTTATTTTTAACATTTTATATATGGATTCCATTTTTTATAATGAGATTTTTTTATAAATCATTAAACAATTACTTTAAAGACTAAATGATACCAGCACGTGATTCTAAATAATTTCTTGTTAAATCTTCGAAATCCTTAAGCCCTCTTTGAATTCTTTCATCAATGCTTAATGACAAACGATCTAATTCTTTTTTAGCTCGCTCTTCGATTAATAATTGAAAATTTTGAGGACGATCTCCATGATTTTCTCTAATAAGTTGTTTTGCCGCACGGTAACGAGCTTTAGTTATTTTATTTAAATCTCGCTTAGTATGAATGATATCCAATTTACCCTTATCCGTATTTGCCAATGTTGGGATTGTAGCTAAATATGCTTTTAGATCGGCATCTGTAAGTTTTGACCCGAACCATAATTTAGCTCCTCTCACGAAATCAGCAGATAATTTTTCAAATTCTTCAGTATTGGGAGAAGTTAATCTTTGAGCTGATTTTAGTAATACAGCCAATGGCTTAGCTAGGGCCCCTAATCCAGCTCCTACAGAAGCGCCCTTGGCAGCACCCAGCACAGTTCCTGATGGTCCTCCTGCGCTACCCAAAAGACCTCCTATGAGACCTCCAGTAACACCACCCGCCTGTGCTCCAGCTTCTGGTCTTATGTCTTCCAAAGAACTAAATAGATTATAAACTGAAGAAATTGGTAGTCCGCCCTTGCTCTTAACTAGATGTTCCATTTTTTTTAAATGCGGCTCTTCAAAATCTGCGGCATCATTTAAGTTAACAAGATTGTCATAATATTTTTGCGTTTCTTTATTTACTTCTTTTTGCCTAATTTGCTGTTCTTTTTTTTGTGCTGCCTGTTGACGACCTTGTTCAATTCTTTCTGTCGGCGTTAATCGTTTGGTGGTCATTGTAGCAACCAGTGCTTTTTCTGTTGGAGGCAATATTTGTGATTGGGCTGGTTGTATTTCTTGCACTTCTTGAGCCTGAGGAATGCCTGATTGCATCCTTTCAATTTCTTTTATTTGATTTGGGTTAGCGCCAAGAGCTTCAAGGTAATTTTTATAATATAGGGCTTGTATCGCAGGTGTTAAAGCGCCTATATCTTGAGATTCTTTATCTGACAATTCTGGAATTATGGTCTTCAATCCTGGAGCTGCACTAAGTTGTCGCGATCCAGCTTTAACTTTTTCTTGTGCAATTGCCCTTATTGTATCCGGTTGAAATTGAGAAATCTTTTGTGCCTGATCTGGGGTATAACCTAAAGCCTCTAATCCAGTTGCAGCTTCTTTTTGTTGATTTCTTTGATTGATCTGTTGAAGCTTTTGCTGCGCCAGCATTTGCAAACCAGTGCTTAACCCTTGACCGATACCTGTCCCTATTCTAGCGCCTGGTAGAGAAGTTTCGTCAAATTCATGAAATTTATTTGCCATTATTTAGCTCCCGTTGCGCCGCCGGTTGCAGTTCCGGTTGCAGGATTCATCCATTGATTAAGACGATAGCCACCATAAAGAGTAGCAAGTGCTGCCAATATTGGCGTTAAACTCGATAATGCATTCTCACCAGGCCCTGATTGTCTCGTTGTATAATTAGAGAACTGCGGCGACGTTGCCAGACCTAATAATTGGTTTAACTGATTGTTATATCTATTTTCTCCATATTGACCACCAAGAAGAGCTAGTTGCTGTTCAAGGTTTGCGCCAGCACCTGCAAGAAATCCCTGCTCGCCACTAGAGCCACGATTAGAACCACCGAGTGCAGTAAATCGTTCTGCTATAGAAGGCGCTGTCTGCGTTTGAAATTGTTGGCGTGCTTGCTGTGCATAGGGCTCAAAGCCTTTAGCAAATTGCTGTGGTCCGCCTTGCAATAAAGACATAATTTGTTGGATTGATTGATTCTGTAATTGTTGTTGTTGAGGAGAATATTGTTGCTTTGGTTGATTGAAGAAATTAAATCCATTTCCTTGGGTATTCTGATTACTTTGCGTAGATGGCTGATCAAAATAACCGCCAGCTAAGCCACCAAGGGTAGAGCCCAATAAACTGGCTCCAGGTATTGGTATAAATGATCCACCAAATCCTCCAAGTGTGCTTCCAATCAATTGCCCATAAGCCATTTTATCTCCTATAAGTTACAGCAAAGTTGCTTATTATTAGCGTAGTCATATTTCTATTTACATTCAATAAATCAAGAACTTATAATGAAGATGCTTCTATCATATACTTCCTTTTTTTCCATACCGGCCCCAAAACCGGTATGGTTTTATTAGCTTTGTATATATTCTAAGATGCAATAACATATATTAAAATTTGATCTATCTGAAGCGGTTGTGATAGTAACATTAGTAGCATTAACATCTATTTGAATATTATCGGTACCACTTGCAGAGGCATATGGTATCGGTAGGTAGTTATTCCCAGTCGTATCAGAAGCAGTAGCATAGATTCTGGTAAATGTTGTCATGGGAGTAATTGGAATAGTATGTGCAACTGATTTAGAAGTTGTGACGGGTAAAACCCCAAAGTTTATAACAATTCTAAACACTTGACGTAAAGACGCATCACCAGCAGTAGAAGAATTATAACTAGGATTCTGAAACCATAATTGACCATTCACAAATTCCTGTAAAGGATATATAGCTGAATCCTTAACATTAAGCACTAAGGCAATATTATTTATATTCTGATAAAGACGAACGAGTAGTTCTTTAAACTCAGGACTCGTTACTTCTGTGCTATATATCTGCTGTACGTCCCATATATTATTGGTGGGGACAAAAGCACCATAAAGAATAGCAAGATTATTATTTGCCATTATTGTACTCTTCCGACTTTGCAACTGTAAATTGCCATTCCTTCAAGCTCAAAGGGAGAGGTCGCAATATTATAGTTGATCATTTGATCTTGAGTTAAATAGAGCGCAAATTTAATAAACTGCCCTGACGTTTGGAAATAGAGCGCATGCCATAATAAATCTTGATCCTGTTCCAAGGGATATAAGGTAATGGCATAGGGAAATGTTTCTAATACACTAGTTCCCGTTATTGAACCACTCGCATAGCCACCAGCAATCATTGAAACTGGCGATGATGAAGGGAAATAGTCTACGGTAATCTCACCACTGGTTGTTTTAAGAACAGCAAAGTCTATCTTCTCTATATAAACGTTTTTATTTTCTTTTATGTATGGGTTAAATCTAACGGTAGTTAATTGCGGATTGGAAACACGAGCAATAGTGCCACCACCTGAATAAGTTCCGGCAGTTAAAGTTCCCTTCGTATTAATAGTAATAGTATTTGCATCAATAACAGTATTTACTACGAATATCTTATTATTGAGAGCAGCTGCAGTTATCGGATCAGCAGTACTATTAATATTCTCAATTAATATAAAGTCTTGATCATATGACTGCGCAGTAGGAGAAGCACGTAAATTGTGCTTATATACTGTTAAAGTAACAATTCCCGTTGAAGCAATCGACATATTAGTTATCTGTAAAGAAGGTGCATTGCGTGATTCTCCCTCTCCCGAAGTACCTGCGGAATCAATTATTAATACAAATCCCTCTTGATTACCTGCGAGAATAACGCGCTGATTAGCTTGTTGAACACCCGATATCCATGTATCACCAGATTGTTCCCATATAACAGGTGCCGAAGATTCCCAGGTTGTATCTTGTTGTTGTTCAAAGTAACCGAACATAGTAAATGAATCATCATTACGAGCCCAGGTTCCATTTCTGTAGTTATAAACCAATATCTGATTAGGATATGTTTGGGTAGTTCCCGATTCAAAAATAGTGCTATATGTCCAATAGACAAGTTCAGTAAAATAATCTCTAATTCCTACTGTTCTTTGAGTAGCATTATTTTCTGTTTCGAATTCAAATATTTCGTCAGGTATCTTGTCGTCTATACGAGCTACGTTAGCACCATTACAACTATGAATTCCCGATTGACCCACAGTTAAAACCGCCTGATCAAAAGGAACCGTAGAAAAAGTAGATTGAGAACCAAGTTCGGTATTAATTTTTTGCCATACAAAAGGTGTAATTTCATTACCGGTATAAGCTAATTCCCATGTTGATCGTTCAAAATAAACAATGAGACGATCTTTAATAAATTCAGCTGAGATAATTTGTTCTTCCGTTGAAGCATCTATAAAACCACCTCCAGCTGCTGCATTTCCAGAAGAATCTGACTGGCCATATTCATACCAAGCATTTACGGCAAAAGGACTGCCTTTCCAAGAATATCTACATCTATTCGTATATGCTGTTGCAGTACCTGTTCCAGTATGACTTGTATTGTTATTTTCAATGGTATTAAGTAATATTAATCTATTCTTAAAAGGAACAATAATTTTGGAAGTTTGTACAAATGATCCTGTGTAAGGTGCCTGCGGAACTGGTGGTGATCCATATATTGGTAAAAAGAAAAATCCATTAGTACTTGCCAATGTTCCACTTAATGCTGTCCAATTTGAGGTTGTCGGGGTAAAAGTATACCAAATAGGATCATCTGCAGCAGTTGGCTTGCCTGCTCCCAATGCTGCATTAAAATTACTCGCAAAAAGAACCGGAATGCCACTATTAGAAGAAGTTGAAGTTCCCTGCCAATTAGTAGTCCAAAAGAAATTTAAATCATTGCCATGCCACATGGGCGTTGTTCCCGTACCCTCACGAACCCATCCTGTACCCGCAACATATTCATAAGCAAATCTTGTATCAAAGGCATAACTTGGATGGTTATTCACAGCACCGGATTCATATTGTGTCAATCCCATAACCGGTAAGGATGGATACCAATATACGGGTGTTAAATCTGCTACGCCAGTAAATACAAACACACCGGTAGAAATATTAAAAGTTGCGGTAGAAGCACTGCCAGTATCAAGCATTGCACCAGAAGCTTGCCACACCGTAAATATCTCATTCCCGATAGAAAACATTTGTCCTAAAGCGCCTACAGCGCCTGGAACAGTTCCTGAAGAGGAGCCACCACCATCAGAGGTATCTACTTGTACTCTAAGGCGTGTTGCTAATTGAGTTGTTCCCATCATTTTTGTACCAAATCGTTTTCTTACACGCCCTCTAAATACATACGCATTCTGAAGTTCTACGAAGGCATCTTCGGTCAAAAGCCAACTTTTCTCATCAGTTTCGAGACCTGTTTTGTAAGGTGCAATAAGAAAACGATCAAATGGCATATTAATATCCTATGCAAAAATACATAAAATTAGAATTATCATATGCAGTTGAAGTTATATTTGTTACAACTACATTAAATGTATTTGCACCAATAGACTGCACGCGAATCAATGCTTGTACCATGCTTGAAGAATTGCCAAAAATAGTAGTTTGCACTGATAATATCGTGTGAGCAAAAATTTGAGCACCAGTAAGAGTTACCGTCTTAACACCACTATTCGAACCAACATCTGTTCCCCATACTAATTTCAATCCTGAAGGCAACATAGTCCATCCAGTACCCCCAAAGGATCCGGGTATTGGATTGGTAGTTCCAAGTATTGATTCTGTTGCAGCTATTTGAACTACGCCACTATTATTTGTTTTATTAATATAAAGTTCATTTTTACCAGTTACACTATCATTTGCCGAGTATAAACCAACATTTCCCGCAGTAAATAAAGCACCGGCTGGCGGCGTAGAGCCTTGTGGTGGTAAATATAACCAATTGAATCCAGATGTTGAATTTAAAGCAGAACTTGAAGCACTACCATTGCCCGCTATTGCACCAAGGGCGGTAAAGTTACCAAGAATTTGTCCCTGCGAAACAGATAACTGATCTGTTGGCTGCGGTATGTTATAAATATATGCCATGTACTATTCTCCTAGATTTTATTTACTTTCACCACTACATATATAATTATCACATCCACATTTAATTGGTAAATGATTCGGATTACCACAAGGACAAATCATTTCCATTAGAAGTTTCCTCCACCACCCCAGCCCCATCCGCCATGATGGCCACTGAGAGAAGTTTGCTCGGTATATATAGTGGCAGTACGTTCGTTGGTGTTTTGAACCAAGCTTCGTCTTAAGCATAAACGTTCTTGTAATTTGAATTCTGGCATTATTAATTGCACAGAATCTAAATCCATTTTGTCTTCAAAGATTTTCTTGGCTGCGCCGTATGATATATATTGCCAATATTCTTCTAACTGTGGTACTGAATCTGCTTGGAATAATTGAGTTGGCCGGATATAAGCTTCCATATTGATCTGGTAAGGCTGATCAGGAACTGGACGAATGATAAATTGATTATTGTAATAACATATCGCTTGTGGCAATGAAACAATCTGGGGCACCGTTTCACTATTTATTATTTGTCCTTCTTTTGGTGGAAAGGGGAAGGTAATAGTGAATGCACCGGTAACGTAATTTATATAATTATTCGCATTTGGCGAACCACCGGCAACTAATGGATATGGCGCTGTTGCGATAGGTAACGGAGCTGGCGGTACAATTGGTGGTGGATTGTAACCAGGCTGTGTTCCTGGAACGTATAAGTTGCCCCATACCGTTGGATTACCAGTGACCGAATCTAATACCGGAACATCAATAAGGGTAAGACCATTATTGTTTATATCTACTGAAGCGAATGTCACATTATTTTTGACTAAACAAGCACCACCATTTTGGGTAGCAATATTTATCCCTTGGGACATTATCGGAATAACACCACTAAAAGTAGTAGTAACGCCATCGCCAGTAACTCCGATAGATTGAATATTATTAACAATTGGATAGATTCCATAGAATTGCTCCCTAGATTGCGTATAAAGACTATCGAATCCTGCTATAAAGGCTGGTGGATGGATGGTCAAATATCTATTTTGAAAGTTATATAAAGGATTCTGCTTGGCCTGTGATGCTGTACCAAATGATAAAATATCGGTCGGGTAAACATCTTGATAGGGATTAGTATAAAAATTAAACGTTGTTTTAAAGTTAAATGTTCTTAAATGTTCAGGGAAATCATAAAGAATAAATGTATTTATATAGTTATTCAGATCATCAGTAGTTAATTGGTTTTCTGAAGGTGAATAGGTAAGTCGGCGCACTTTTTGCTGTATTGCCGCTAGCGTGTTGCCGGGTGGATTTGTTGGAGGCGTTGGCATGGTTAACTCGCAGGGTATGGCAGCACATTACGTGTCGCCTGGGTAAGAATATCATTAATTTCAGCAATCGGCACCACTTGCGGGTCTCCCGCATAAGCTGGAGGGAATGTGGGAGACCCGATAAATGGATCATAAAAAGTTGTATCTATATCAAGAGTGAAGGTAGTAGGTGTTGGCACTGTTAGGATTGTTCCCACTTTTTGGTTTATTTGTGGCATTCCTGTACCTAAGGGCATATCAATCCGTACAATCAAGCCTGGTAAATACTGATGGGGAATAGTTGTCGTCACATTTGCGATCGGCGACTGTGTTATATTACTCACCACCCGCATTGCTTGCTGAAAGACGGGATGTGCTTGCGAAGGTCTATACACCATTACTACTCTCCTTAATTACTCGATAGGCGCTGTCATTTCTATCGTCATTGCTGATACTGCCATTCCGTCTGGTGTTAGATCAGCATCATCCATAAATTCTAAGCTTTGAAAACTGCAACGCCGTATCTTTTGACCCACTTTCTGGATATCTTGCATGCCTTCAATTTTCTCAAAACTATAGCGAGGATACCATAGATTTTTATTTAAATGACGAGCAACACCAAGTGGTACACTTGCTATTTGTCCATCAACTAAATCATAACGTTGTACTTTATCTTCTTTATAAGCTTTAAAACTAAAACTCATAAGACCACCTGGTACTTCATGGAATCTAAAAATACCACGAACTACTTGTGCATCATGGTCTCTATGCCATTTTAAACTTTTTCTTGCTGGTGCTGCTGCCGCTGGTTTATCAGGAGCAGTTGGTTCTATAGGTGTTTGTTTTCTTAAATCTGCCATTCTATTTCCTAATTTAAATTTTATTGGGGGAGAATTTAATCTCCCCCATATCTTAACAGTTTATAATCCACCATAGGTAGATTTTCCTGCAACCCAGTAAAGAACATCGCCCGTTGCGACGTTACCAGAGCTCCAAGCAATAGAACCGGAAGGTCCTAAGATTGGCGTGGTAAGTTCTGTACCATTACCACCAGCCCCTAGTATCATACCAAGGTAACCAGTGTTAACTGTTGAATCAGCAAGAATGCCACTATTAGCGTTATAAATAGGAACATTATTTGCATCAACAGGAAGTTGTATAGTTGGTGATGCTAATGAAGTAGCAGTATCTTCACCAAAAGGAACAACAATTGGGAATGAACTTGGTTGTTGTGCAATTGTTGGGAAAGTAAATGCTGTATAAGCAGTAGTATCAATATTGATAGTAAAGTTATAAGCATCAACCACAGAAACAACTATAGCCGGTGTGGAAACTCCACGAGGGAAGTAGTTATTTAATGGTTGTGGGTTGAGTTGTATCATGCCTGAAACTGCAGGAATATTGAAGCGAACTTCTTGTCCTGGTGTCAAACTATGAGCAACCGAAGTACTTACTTGAGCATTAACTGCTTGAGTAATGTTAGTTACAAAACGACGGCGTGGATAAAAGAGTGGATTTGTATTCACAACTCTATAGAAACCAGCACCACCAATTGCACCTGGCGCAGTTGCCAAGGCATTTGTAGCTGTCAATAAGGTAAAGTGTGTGCTATCAGTTACGGTACCAACAACCATATCAACACCATTAACATCAGTTTGTGCAGTATTGCTCATACGAACTACCGAACCAACAATAACTGAAGAATCTGCTGTGTGAGTAACTGCAGGACGTGTTGAATTGGTAGAGGCAGTAGTTGCTACCGGTGCACCAAGCAATGGTTGCGATCCAACTGATTGTCCTGATGGATCATAGAGCGTAAAACCGCCAGATACTAAGGTATCGCCAGAAAGCACCGCAGAAGCAGAAGCTTTATACTTAACAATACCAGTACCAGCAGCCATACCACGTTGCCACCAGAATTCAACACCAACATCCGCATTAGCAGTACCATTAAAATAAGCGCCACCAGCAGCACCAACAGTACCAAACTGAGTGTAGTTAAATACACGTAACCAGTCAGCTCCTGAAGGTATTTGTATAATTGTAGCATTAGACTGACCAATTGAAGCAACACCAGTATTTGGGTTGGCCAAATTTGCCGATGATGCAACAAAAGTTCCTTGTCCTAATATAGTTCCGTCCATGGTATCTCCTTAAGCCAATGTTGCGCGTAAATTGATTACCCATAAATCATTAGTGATGCGAGGCACCTCTGCAAATTTATAGCCGACGGATACGTTAAGAGCCAATGGCCCATCATATATTGGCGGACGATAGATAAAGCTTGCGCTATAACCATCTTGTTCTATACAAGCATAAGCTTCCATACCGACACAGAATATATTGTATACATCTGCACCAAGCGATGAAGCATTTGGACTTACCGAACCAATAGATGAAATTAAGAATCTAAGGTTGCCAATAGCACCCCATTCTGAACGCAAAGCATTCATAGGAGCAGGATATTGGTTTATTTGTATAAACGTATTAACGTTTTCCAAATCACCCGTTAGATTTGCATTGCATAAAGCAAAATAGGCATTACGAACTGGAGCAGTCAGGCTGTTACTTTTTTGACCTTTTCAGGCGGGGAAACCTCTTCGAATCTCCCTCACTATATTTCTATAGTGTTCAGACTATCGCATCCTCTTTCGAGGTCTTCTCACTTAGTCGTTCAGGCTGAATAAAATTAAAAACTGCTTTGTTTAATATTGATTGTATTTCTTTGTTACATTCATCGCAGATATTCACATACCCATCAAAATTCTCTATATCAATACAATCTTTTGCCAATATCATATTCCAGCGAATATCATTATCATTTGGTTTTATATTTAAACACTTAGCGCATTTTATTATTTTCATTCTTGCCCCTTGTTGCCGGTTAGCTTAGTGCCACTACGGTTTCCAAGTCTATCAGAGAAAATTTTAATTCGGCACTTTGTTTACCGAATTTATCTTCACCTTCGATATTGTCCATAATCGTGTAAGCATTATTGCTTAAAAGAGTACGAACTACCGTTTTGGTATCAGATAAGGTGATTTCCGTTGGGTTATCACCATTTACGCCACCAGTACAGTTAATAAATGATGCTGTTGAAGCCAACATATCACGAGTAAGTTGGTCTTCTGTTTGGCGTAATGAAACACCAAGACGTGCAGCACATTCATTAAGAACTGGATCTTGGTTTTGTAATGTACAATCTGTTACTTTATGACTCTTTCGAGCGGGGAGTCTTGTTATTCCTCCCTCCCATAGTTTCTTATGGGTTCGGACTATCGCTTCACATATGTGTCCACTCGCCTTAGTCTCTCAGCGCGACATAAACTCTTATTTAATGTCTTCGCCCTTGTCGCGCTCGTCTTTACGTTAGCGCTTCCAAGTCAATCAGAGCGGATTTAAAGCAGGCTATCTGCTTTACAAAACCAAGGAATTTCAAAGAACCATTTATTAACCTGCTCATTGATTTGCACATAGGTCTTTTCGACAAATCAATTTATACGGCACCCATTATTTCAAATTGAAATTTTTTACCGTAAAAACTTATCTTCGCATCAATATCAACCGCTGTTAAATTTTGTGGCGGAGGAGTAACACCAGAATTTCCTAGTGGTACCATCGCTGTATTTAACGGATTGTAACGACGCATACGTAAAGTCGTACCACCATTTCTCGGCATGTTTTTCTTCATAGCCGGAATTTTGTGGATCATATTTGGCACGGGAACAGAAAGCAGCTTATAGCTAAAACTTTGCTGAACTGGTGCAGGAAGAGACGATGTAGTTGTTATTGCCATCTAATTCTCCTGAAATATAAGAACTATACTTCAAGTCGGACGAACACTTGCTTCATTTTTGCGTCCAAGAAGGTGACGAGACTTCAATTGCGTCAGAAAAGGTGAAGGTAGCGACTCTTCAATTGCGCTGGTATAATAATAGACCGAAAGTACAACATTTATCAAGGGACATACATGTTAATATTATTATGCTTGACCACCAATCTATTTTCTATGGAACAAATACCACAACAAACATTGCCTGCGCAGAATATTCTTATTGTTAATAACTATGCTCGGCAATCAATTCAGAATGGAACTGCTCGTGCTGCATTTGTCCAAAGAAATATAGCTCGCCTAGAAGCACAAAGCGCTGCCATTGGCTTTAGATCAATAAGTATACCCTATGTACCATTACAATTTTCCCATCTTGTTGTACCAATACCAAGAAAAAATGATCTATATAATCAGTAAATAAAAACTAGAGAGACGCCATGTTTGGATCAAAAAATTTTCCAAAAGAAATATCAACTGATGAATTAATAACTTATACAAATATACAATTAATAACTTTTTTAAAAGAAAATGGTTCTCATATTTCTCCAGGAACGGGAAATTCTGCCATATTAATTATTCTTGAAAGATTGAACGATACTATAAATAAAAACCACTGAGACTCCAAGGAGTCAGAAATCTCAGTGGTAAATAGAGTGATAATGAAGATTAATATAACTTTTTAGCTTCTATCATTTCTTTATAAAGCTGTCGCTTTACATCATCAGTTAAACCATTCTGGAATGCATTGGCCATTGCCATAGGAGAAGTACCTTGTTGTGGTGATGCGCTTACTAAGGGACGTGGCTTAGTAGCATTCTTTTTTACCAGCTCACGATCTTGATCATAGTTACTATTAATCTCTTGAGCGATACCAAATTTCTTTATTAATGTATAGGCAGATACTGCTTTACTATAAAGATCTGTCGATGAATTTAATGTTTCAGCAATCTCAGGATAAGCATATCTAAGAGCCTCAATGTTATCTTTAGAAACAACTTTATCAAAGTCAGGATATTGTGACTTTAATCGTGTTTCTGTTGTCATTAAGGCAGCTTGTTGTTGTTGATTCTGTAATTGTTGTTCAAGGTTCTTAATTTTATTTTTAAATTTATTAAGGTGTTTAGGCTCGACATAGTCATTGGGATCTAGGTTAAAATCGATGTCGTCATCAACTGATGGTTGTTGTTGTTTTTGTGGTTGCTGAGATTCTTGCAATTGTTTGATGTATTTTACCGCTTCATCTCGTTCGCGCTCAGCTCGTTCAGCTTTCGCTCTTAACTCACGGAAGCTTTCTTTTGGACCTCTTTCTTGAGTCGGCTCATTTTGATTATTTTGCGGCGCGGCTTGTACTGCTTCTTCTGTTTCTCCTGCGGTATCTTGTGCAGGAATATTATTTTCAATAGAAGTTGTTTGCAATGTTTCAGCAAGGGTAGCATCTGCATCATTATCATGGTAAACATTCTCTTGTAATTGTGGCGCTAATATTGGCTGTTCTTTAACTTGTTGAATTGGAGCTGCTGCTTTAACATCCCTTAATTGCGCATCGTTTGATGGCAATATAGGCATTCTATTCTTATCATATTTCATTTCAAAGCTCATACTAATCCTATTCTTTTATAAAAGAAGTTAATAATTCTTCATCATTTAATTTTTTACAAAGTTTCATAAGGGTATCATCATAAAAGTCTAAAACAAATTGTAACAACTGTTTTTCTTCTTTGGGAATAGTTAGCATATTATCACGCATATATTCACACGTATCTTTTGAAGGAATTACCCACATAAATTTTAGTTCATCTTTTTGTAAGATATAATGATAGACCGTTTGATCATAATCAGGAGTTGGACATGAAGCTCGTGCAAAAAAGTAATGCCTTAAAACATTTTGCATTAATCGCTCTTTTTTTGTTAATACAACTACGTAAAACTCAAAAAGATGTGGAAAGTCTTTCTTTGCTTGCTCAATGCAGATATGTATATTTGCATCATATTCAGAAAGCTGCTCACTCATTTGCTCATGGGCAGAATGCGTATTATCTGCTGATTTAATTATGAGATCTGATGATATCTTACCAACCGTCTCTGACATATATCTCCCTTTTTATGATTGTAATATGCTATTTCTAATAGAAGATTGCAAGAACAAATGGAGGTTTTTATGAATAGAATTTATTTAATAGTTCTCCTATATTCGCCTCTTATAGCAATGAATAAAGAATGCCCACAACATATAACTATCGATATCCAAGAGCAGATTGTAAGTGGTCATGACAACAAAGTAATTATCCAAAAAGAAGAAGATAAAAAAGCACGAAGAGAAAAGATTATTATCGCCGCTGTTGTTGGCATTACTACCAGCGCCATGACTGCCGGTGTTACGTTGGCAATTCATCTTAATAAGTGCAATTCACATTGAAAATTTTTGGTTAATTTATAAATGGCGATTGATTTAAATTTAATTACTGTTAATATAGTAATAGATATTTTATTAACAAAAAGCGGAAGGACTAACGATGAACAAATCGTTACTAGCTTTATTACTGACGGGCGCATCAGCACAAGCATGGTTTGGTAGTGGCACTGAACACATGAATGAAGGCGCTAATTACCATAATGATAATGGAACATATGATACTACCAGGTATCCTAGTGGTGATGATAAAAAAGATTATACCATTGAACGTGATAATGATAAGGTACAGAATCCCGACAATAAGGAATGGTATTTTGAACCTACCTATGATCGCTGTTCGCCACCGCAATCCTCACCAATTGACAGAGCAGATTATGACAGTAAACCGGCAGATGATAATAAACCAATAAGTGGGGTAATTTGAAATACCTATTGTTGTTATTGTTTACCACGGCATGTGCAGAGGTTGTAGTTGAAGAACTTGAACCAGGTGTTTATTGCTATGTTGAAACTAAACAGGAAAAGAAAACGGTTCGTAAATACAGAAAAATTAGAAATAAAGTTAATAAATTAAAGAAAGCATAATATGATTCGTTACTTACTATTAGTCGCAAGCTTTAGTCTTGTTGCCATGAATGATGATGGCTTTGTTTGTTATCCAACAGAGGATGTCAAAAACAATGGCCATGAAATTGAGCGTCCAGGAACGCCAACTCCAGAGTATGACAATAGACATCAGGACAATGGTGATAAAGAAGTCCATTGGGGCGATCCATTGTTAGAAATCATGGAATATGAAGATAATGATACCCAATTCCAAATGGATGGTTGGTATAGATAAAATAAAACCCCCGATGTTAAGTCGGGGGAAACTTGTTGCTAGTGTTTGAGAAAAATTTATTTCTTCTTTTTCTTTTTTTTCTTTTTTGATTGACCTGATTCGCTCAAAGCTATAGCAATTGCTTGCTTGGGATTTGTTACTTTAGGCCCTTTTTTTGAGCCTGAGTGTAACTTTCCTTCTTTGAACTTGTCCATTTCTTCTTTAACGCGTGTTTTTTTAGCTTTCTTAGAAGCACTTTTCTTTAACTTTGGCATTTTATTTCTTCATCTTTGCTTTACTTGGTTTTTTTGATTTATCAGCAAGACCCGGTATTGCTATATTAACCTTAGTAGATCCTTTTCCAGCACCACCAGTTACCGTGATATTTCCTTGCGTATAAGCATCGGTAGATGTTTTGGTCGATGTAGCAGTCTTGGTCGCCGAAGAAGTTTTAGAATCTGATTTTTTAGAATCAGCATCTTCTTTCATTATTTTTTTCTTAGCCTTTTTAGGGACTGTTTTCTTTAATTTTGGCATATTAGTCCTATTTTTTACACTGACCTTTTCTGTGCATCGATCCACATTTATTACAATGTTTCATATCATTTTTCATAGAATTCTCCATTATTGCTCCCCCACCTGACGTACAACATGGGGGAGCATACCGAAAGGACACTTATTATCTAACCCTGAATGTTTCTTCATAGTTCAAGCGCTTATTAATAAACCGTTGTTCTGCATTAGGTTTATGCGCAAGGTTCTGAGGAACACCCAATATCTTATAGGCAACTTTCGTGCCATCAGATTTCTCAATGCGTGGCATAGCTGGCATAATACCCTCATCTGTCATATGGTTTGTAAGGATTCTTATATCGTGCCATTGAATAACCATCGTCATCCGGTATATCAGTCGTGCCGCGCCTTGTATCATCAAGATAAGGCGTTGAATAATATTCTGATCGTGGATATTCAAAGTGACGAGCCATACGTGGCAAGTTAGCCATTTGCGTGTGATCTTCTTGGATCATGCCAGAATCAGCAACCTCTTGGCGACGTCTCGGGTCCAATCCAGCATAGAACTCACCGCTTATAGCACGAATACGTTCGAATGATCTTTCATCACGACGTTGAGCATCACGAAACATTTCGTCTGTAGTGCCACGAATTTCACGACGATCTATAAAACGTTCTTGGCTGCGATCCTGGAATTGATTTTCCATGCGGTAATCATACGGACCACCGGCAGCTTCGCCAACATCTTCGCCGCGATTACGAATCGGTTTATTATAACCATTCTTTTTAGCCATGGTAGCTCCTAATTATTAATTTCAATTAGGCTTTCTTGGGGTAAAAATGCCCGGCGCGTTGTTCGTCATCATAATCCATTTGCATATCAACGCCACGAATTGTGTCGTCTAAGCCTTCTGGATTATAAGGACCTGTAAGTGGATAAGGACGGATCATAACTTCTTGTGGAAGATTTGCTATAGCGCGATGATCTTCGTGGATCATGCCCATGTCTTCAATTTCTTGACGTCTACGAGCATCCATACCAGCATAGAATTCGTTCATATTGGCACGACGAGCTAATGTTTCATTAAAGCCCATTGAACCATAGGCGCTATCTTTGTCATGACGCCATTCATCATTAAAACGATCATCTCGGTGGTTTATTGGACCTTCAGATCTTCCACGATACCCAGAATTATCTTGATAACCATAATTACCATTGCGGTAACCAGAATTATCTGAGTAGCCATAATTGTCGTTATCATACCTGCGGCCATTGCCACGTTGTGCTCTTGCCGAGCCATAATATCTTTTTGCCATTCTCTCTCCTGGTAGAAATGAGCTTAAACTCAGGCTATTTTAGCCCTACTACCCGCGCCAGACCTATTCTGAGTTGGGATCTTTTTAGCAGCCGCTTCAACAGGCTGTTGTAATTGCATTTCTTGGTTCTTAATTGCATGGGACATAGTAATAAGTTGTTCAAGGTGTTGTATATCCAGCCCATCAATCTCTTTAAGCGCTTTAACAAGATTGAGTAAGCCAATCTCATCATCTTTGCGTGCAGCAGCTCTACGCTCTACCGCCAACGCTTCGTTCTCCTCAACTCTGCTTATACGTTCTAAGCCAAGACCTTGGTCAGCGGCAGCTCTCGCATGGGCCAATTCAGTTCTTGCTTTGATCTCTTCAACTTGTGCTTGCGCTGCTTGTTGTTGCTGTTGTTGTTGGGCTTGTTGAGCTTGTTCAATCGTATCAATAAGTTGTTTCTTATTTTGTAAGGTGCATGCTTCTAATAATGCTGTATCAGGAATTGGTACGCCAACTTCTTTAAGGTGAAGCAATTGAGCGAATTCCATTTGTTTCTGCGTTGTGGTATTCAAGCCTTCTTCTATAGCAGCGTTATACCGACCAAATGCTTTGTTATAAAATTGTGCAGTTGGCTCTTTGCCTTCTAAAATCTTTTTTATCTTGCCTGGGGTAAAGTTTGTTTGTATAAGGTCTATAAATATTTTACCGAGTAACTTCTGTGCGTAATCTAAATTATCAAAAAGGGTTTGTAGTGTTGTTAAACCAGCACCCTGCCGCATCATGGCTAGAATGCCCGCTTTGCTATCATCAGCCATCCCCAAGAGTTCATCAGAAACACCAGCAATTTCTTGTATTTCTTTAGCTAATAGTTCTGATATTGCCATCATTGATGGGTCTATATGAGCTGGTTCTATTTTCTCAACATCGGTCATTTGGGCTTCTTCTTTAAGCGCCAAGCCACGACCTTGACCAGATAAAAAAATATCCCGCGGATTGACCAGACTATTTTCTTTGTATTTCCAACCAGAATTGATTTGACTTTCCAAAATATCAAGCTCAATAATACGACGCCTATTATACAGGAACTGGCTGTCAACAAGTCCTTTAACAACACCTTGTATACGATCAGGCCAGTATGGCATTTCTGGACGATAATAGGCAAAAACTGGCACAAAAGGATACTGATCAATCCCCATCGGATTCGGACCGGTATACAATACTTTACCTTGTACAACAATGGCCAATTTAACAGTAGGTATTTCCTGTTCGATAACCGTAACTTGTGGATATAGTCTAAGAAATTCACCAAGATCATCTTCATGAGGCGATCTCCATTCCATAGTTTCACCCGTTTGGGTGTCCACTAACATCTTTTGGGTTCTATAATCCCGATAGTAAAATTCATCATAGCTAAGTAAATTTTTGAGGCCTGCATTGTAAGTTTCTGGGAGAAATTGGAATTTTGCATCGCGAGAACTTCCTGAATCATTGCCCCATAGACCAAGTATTTCTTCAGCAGCATCAGGCATTAATGATATAGCTGTTCTTTTGGTTACATATGAACGTTTCCATATAACATTGCAGTCACTAAGATCAGCCTTACGAAAATAAGGATCAATAAGGAAAGAATTATAAGAACAGTTATCAACTTTTATATTACCTGAAACTGGATCTTCTCTATAATCCATCCACACTTGCAATAGGTTCATACCAGAAATTAGTGAACCACGAAATGAATCTGATATTGTTTCAAGAACCCCTTCCTGCTGATTGCACCATAACATTATTTTAGTGAATTGATCTGCCGTTTCAGAGTCACCATTTTCTATAGGGGTTACGATAGTTGATTTTCTATTACGACGCTGATGTCCTTCAATCATATTAACAACGCGACGAATTCTATTAAAAGAAAAATGCCGTCTTCGATTTGCGGGTAAGTTTCCGAAATGGTCATTCCATGCCGACTGGTCGCCCGATTCGTAGCGATGACATAAATCACCCTCGCTCCAGAAGCTCTGGTTTATAGTTATAGATTCTGCATAGAATGCTTCCATTCTAGAAAGAATATCTTTATGTCTTTCATCATAATACTGGGGTCCGAGCTCGGGGAATAACATTATGCTTCACCTACTAAGAATAAAATAGGGTTTTACTACGTAAGGTAGTCTAAAATAGTGCACAAAGTATAGCAAGTGTTTAAATAAAAAACCCAAGGAATCAGGGGGAAACCTTGGGCGAGAATCGTATCGAGCTTCAAGCGGAGGCAATGAAGCATGTTGATAATAACAATGTAGATGTTTTTAATCAACTGTGGAAAAAAACAGTTCTTTCATATCTTCTTCAAGTTTCAAATAAATCTCAAAGGGAAGAATGTCCACAGCTTTATCATCGCAGCACCAATGCTTACCAAAATATTCCCAATACCACCAACATCTATTTTTACACAGGCACTTACAACTATTATTTGAATTGGCTAATTTTCTACGATCAGTTTCTAATTTATAGAGCTCTTTTGGTGGCAAATCTTTATAAGTAAGACCAATTTGTTTGTAATGTTGAATAATAGAATTATAGGTTTTCAAACTGTTTTCTCTTCTGGTCAATTTCATTAATTGGTCTATCTGACCGCATCATTTCAGTCAGCACTTCTATTTGTTCTGCGGTATAACGTGGTTTCTTTTTTGGTTGCTCAGCAATGATTTCATCACCAGAAATTTCAAATGTTTCTTGCACGCGAACAGAATATGGCTCACTTACCACTTTATCGGGAACACGCTTAAAGCAGCCTGTTGGGCAATCCAGCACCAAGCAATCGGCTTCATGTATTTCCGGTTTCATTAAGAGATCATATTGTCTATCAAATTCTTTTTTAATACGCTGCCGCATTTCATAGTGATCGGCAACGCGGGCATCAAAGACTATTGGATCGCGCATTATTTCCTCCTACAGAATCAGAATCTTCTTTAGCAAATCGCACTATTCTTTCTTGCTCTCGGCGAATTCTTTCTTCAATTATACAAGGATTCATACTAATGAATTCAGTGCATTTCCCACACATACACATGTATTCTATTGGATCAATGGTGCGATCTATATCTTCTTCTTTAACTTCGTAAGAAGCTGCTTTAATATCGGTAGGTATAGATACTGGTGCTGCTTTAATCAAGCATTCATCGCATTCACAGTGATATTCAAGTTCATTAATGCGATTGACAATATCTCTTATATTTTCATGAAGATTATTTATTAAATTATTTACAGATATAATAAGAACCTCATCTTCATCGTTATCATCACCAAAAGGCAATTCACAACTATATATAAAATTATTCAAATCTCTTAAAGTTTCGTAAGATTTTTTAAGAATATGATGCTCTAATCGCTCAGTGTTTATATAATCAATTTCTCGTTCAATTTGTTCTTTATGATTCATTTCTTCTCAATTTGTTTATCTCAGTAATTTGGAAGATCATCGCGAAATATACTCGGCATGTTGGCATTATGACCATACATCGTTTCGTTGTAAAGTTTATCCAAGCGTTCAGGGCTTAACCCATCACGTGTTTTAGGTAACGACGCACAAAGATAACGCATAGCATCTGCTGCGTGACTAGCCCAGTCATGTAACGGCCTACCTTTATAAACCTTACGCTTGAGGTCAAACTCTTCTCTATAATTTTCAAGAGCTTTAATTAATTTCTTACAGCGAACTTCATCAATCCATATCTTGGAGAATGATTTGCGAACAAGCTCGATACCATCTTCAATATCAATGACAACCGGCTCGGTAAACTTAACGCCAAGCTCAGCATAAAGTTCTCTCTTGGTTAATCCTCGTGCTGATTCTCGCTGCATTATGTCATGAGGTGGAAAGTGTTTTGCAAATATATAACCATCTGATTCTTTTTGAGCAATAATTTGAGCAAAGTGTGACATTGGCTTATCGGCTGCTTCATAATAATCAAAGATTCGCACCGTATTACCAATGACCTGAAAGAAGATGATTACTGTCGGATCTTTTATTCCGAGGTCCCAGGCAGAAAAAACTTTATGATATGGCTCCCAATGAACGGCACCAATTTGACCGCGCAGTTTCATTTTGTCTATATATTTAGCATAATAAGAACCTTCTTGGCCCATCTCAAACGAACAATAATATTCTTGTAAAGCTAAATCTTCTGATATCTCACCAGATTCTATTTCTTTGCGAACTTCATCAGCAGATATATGTAAAGTTTCTTCTATGGTTAAGAATTCGGTAAACCAATCCTCAGAGTTCTTAGCAATCTGATACAGTTCGTACAGGTGGTTTTTACCACGAGGAGTAGAGATAAGCGCTACGAATCCATCATTGGCTTTCATGATTGGCATAGCAGCTAACTTGTAAGCATTCTCATCGCATAAAGCATACTCAGAAAAGACAATGCCAATAGGATTAGAACCAATTATGCTCGTGTTATAAGAATCAGAACCAACAAGGCGAATAATAGAGCCATTAATTAAATTAATGGTCATCGTATCATGGCGTATCTTCGTGATAATCTCTTTAGGAATCTGATCTAAGAATCCTTTACCTTCATTGTTCTTGCCTTCCCATATAACTGAACGTGCTTGAGAAAATGTAGGTAGTGCATAAAGGTATAAACCAATACGCCGTATAGCTTGGCGAATGATCAGATTCCACCATTTAAAATCTTTGCCGCTCCGTCTAGGCTCAATATCAATAAACTTTCTAAACTTACCCGACTCAAATGCAAGACATGATTTTATTTGGTAAGGACGTGGCTTGAATTTATTCAGATGTATTTCTGTTTCTATTCCCACAGTTAACCTTTTTATTAATCTTTTATCTTTGATCGGTCCCTTAGTTGCTGTAAGGTTAACTGTATAGTTTTAACTTCGCCATTATTATTAATACATAAACCTGTATATGGACTATACGCTAGTTCTGCCTTCAGATCTTTATTAGATTCAATAAATTCTTTTATATCAATATCAGCTTGTTTTTTAAGATCTTCTTGATATTTATACCATTTAACGTCAACTTCTTTACCACGCTTTTCATAATATTTTGCGATAAATTCAAAATACATTCTATTCATTAAAAAGATAGTTAATTTTTTAAACATATTCTTTCTCCATTTTTTATTCCTCTTCCATTTCCATAAGTTGCTTACGCATCTTTTCTATTTCTTCATCTACTTCGAATCTTATCTTGGGAGAAACTACAATTAATTTTTCATCTCTAATTCTACTTAACAGCGTATAAAGTAGTTGAAGTATTCTATTAGACATTTTATCAAGTTCAAGTTCTTGTACACGATCATCTTGAAGAACTTTTTCACCAATTAATTTCTTAACTTCAA